TTAATCCAGCTTTACCGTCCTCTCGATAGTTACGAGAGTCGGCTTGCCTGCTCTTAATGTTACCTTGACAGTGCCATATTCAATCGGCCATGTCACCTTCTCAAGTTCCTTCTTGAGTTCTAGGTCTGTCATCTTCTCAGCCTCGCGGGGGCTATGTTTTCTGCAATTTCCTTAGTTTGCCATTGAAGTAACTTGATTTCCTGCCTTAATTCCTGTATTTGCTTGTCTTTGCCATCGCGCAATCCTTGTTGATAACCATCACGATAGCCCTTGCTATGTTCCCTTGAATGATTACCCCTAATTGTAATTTCTAAATTATCTTCTAGATTGTCTTGTTTATTCAGAATTCCAGTGTATCTTATCCCTTTATGATGGACTATCTCCCAGCCTTGAAGGCATCGTCCCAATTTCTTAGCCATGACAAGACGGTGTTCAAGGACATAACCCTCGCTATTTGTCATAGGATAAAAGAAGTCATCTAGCGCAAGTTTTATTGTAATATATCCCCTCGCCATTTTTATGCCACCCTTCCAAATCGGATTTCTATCTCCGCTCATAGCACAATGATGGCATCTATTGGTTCTCGGAATACCCTTATAAAGCCTAATCCATCGTTCCCTTCCACAGCCGATACAGCCACTCCATATATACTTGCCGTTCCTCGACCTGCCGTATATCCCAAATCTATCCCTGATTTAATTTCGCCTATCTTCGGCATTCTAATCCCCTCGTTTGAGTCGACTTGGCGCTAACGTACATCTGCAATCAGGGTGTTCCGGAGGCGCTGAAGCCCCACTACTGAAAGCATCACCAACTGGTATCACACCTTGAGCTTCGTTGGCTAGACACTCATCACTAACATCTGAGTCACCAGCAGTAACCCACTCTTTACCATTAATACCCATGTCCTCCATAGAGTCTAGTGAGGCTGTCGAGAGAGCATTGGCTGTTTCTGTCCGGGCTATTAGCTCCGACCTATACTTACTCATATCGGCGAACTGGGTCCGTATATCCCTGGACAATTTAGGGATGCCGGATTTATTCTTTATGCCATCACTTATATGTAAAGCGAGTCGCTCTTTGGTGGTAGCATCCATCTGAGTGACCAGTTTAGCAGCATGGTCTTTTGCCCAATCCACAGCTTGACTGATAGGCGGTCCCTCATAAGCTATCGGGACGCCACCCTTAGTCTTTCCCCACGTTATCATCTCGGCCTGACCACTGACATAGACCTCGGCTAACTGGCCATCTATCGTGGCTGTCAACGGCTCTGAGAAGGTTTTAAGTAGAGGGTTGAGGATATTATCAATGTCTTTATTTAGTGGCATCTATACCTCTGCATACTTATTATAAATCTCAGCCAGCTTACTATAGGGGAAAGCATCGTCCAGCTTATCGAAGTATTTAGCCAGACTTCTTTCTAGCCTTTCTCTTTGCTTTAGGTTTTTTGGGCTGTTCGGGTTGGCCGGTATCTCCGCTTCCAGTATTTGGATTAGGCTGTCCAGTTCCGCTATCACTGTCATCATTCTCACCTTCTAACCGTGGCATAAGAGCATAAGCAAAGGCATTAGCCTCCGCTGCAATATCTGATAGACTTTCGCATTCCTCTTCATCTTCCTCTATTGGCTCTACTGCATCAGGAGGGACAACCTCCACCGGTTTACTACAGAGTGGGCAGGGAATCTCTATCACTTCATGGTAGGTAAACCCTGTCCCACCACACTCAGGACAAAGGTCGGTATCAGGGTGTTCCTCGATAAAGGCATCGGCCTTACCTGCATAGATTGTTTTCCACCAGTCTACTATGTCTTCATGCCCGTCCCTCCTGGCCAGTGCCAGTGCTACCTTTTCTCTCCGTTCTTCATTGTTCATAATTTACTCCTTTATGGTAACGATTCCAGGACTAAGTCAACACAAGAGCCACAAGTGACCCATGCCAACATGAATAATACGAGGAACATCGTGATAACGAATATCGCACACCCCAACTTACTATTTTTCATCTTACTCCTTTACCTTTATTAAGCTTGAAGGGGCTACGCAGGGGGCAGTCCATAACTTGATTAAAGTTTCCAACTCCCCCTGTTAGGGTTACTTACGGAATCACCCTGCCCTTTCACCCCTTCAAGTTCTCTTTCAAGACCTCACGGAATTTCTTGAGTTCTTTAGTTAATGCAATACTAGGGTTCTTCTTTGCCTCTTGTGTTATCTGCTCCAGCGCTTCCGAGGGGTCATTTACCCCTAGTGTCATCATGGCTATCTGCTGTACATCAGGGGAAGAGGCGAACTCAGGGAACACCCCAAGTATCTGGACTATGGCTGTAGCTGCCTGCAATACGTCTTCAGGCGCAATCGGAGGGAAGTCCATGTCAACATACCACTTATCTTCAGGTATGTTGTTGTGCGCCAAGACAATCTCATTGATGTCCTTGTAAGTATCTTCCCACACCTTCTGGTAAGACGTAAACATCTTCATCATGGGTAGTTCAACCGTCTTTGCCGTAGCCAGGTTGCCTATTGATATGTCCCCGAAATACTGCTCCGGTATTCCAACTGCCGAGCAAATCATCAGCTTTAACATCCTGCCGTCTTGATAAGCTGCCGATGCCCCTGTCTCTGTTTTAATTGGCGTGGTATCTGAACCTAAGTTCTCTATTACCTGTGAACCGGCATTGATTTCCTTGCCTTCAGTCTTGGCCTTGATAGCGTCTACCGTAGCCTGACCACCTGTAACCTTAGTCTTCCATGCGAACTTGGCCAGCGCCAGCATGATAGCTATTCTGGAAGACAAGAACTTGGTGTGGTACTTCATCCAGGTAAGGGCTGGTAATAATAAGGGATTACCGCGCTGGAAGATAGTATTATAGTTCAGATAATAGATTAGGGCATCATCAGTCTTTTGAACACTCTGATCCTGTGAGTCTTTTGCAGCTTCATTCTTTATATTTGTTGTAGAACGATATATAGACTCGGTGGACTTCCCCTGTGCATCTGTCCACCCTCTGCGATAAAACTTGATGTTCTCTTTATCATCAGAGTCGGTGATTATCTCGGTTATCTCCAGCGGGTCAATCCACCTGATAGTAGCCAAACCCTGAGAGCCCAAGAAGATGGCAAAGAACACATCACCGTCAATTAAGAGCTTATCAGACGACTTCCTTTGACCCCTGGCCGATAAGACCGACTGATTAGCCTTTGAATCCCAGAATGATTCCAGCGCCTTTTTGGTCGCCGTCTTGGTCTTGTCTTTTTCGTCATCTACGCTCCAGTTCAAACCAGAACCGAATGTGTAATCAGTCCAGATACGAATAGCCTGCTTGCCCATAGGGTCCTTGACAGAATAGAGCCGGGATAGCTTGAGGTTCGTTATCCTTTCCGCTTCGGTGATAACATCCCCTGAAGTACCGCTCAGGTTTATCCATCCGGCGTCTTCTAAGGCTAGGTCAGCCTCAACACTGGCGGTAGCTTCCCTGATTAATGTTTCAAGTTCGTCTCTTGGTGCTAGTTCTCTTAATCTGGTTTCTTGTTTGTCTGCAACCATCTATTCCTCCATCGTATCCTATTAGTACAGGACTAGGGATTTGCACCCTAGATGACTAACATTTTCTCTGCAACCCACTTAATAGACACTGAGGTTCGTGTTATTCTATTTATAAGGATGCGGGTGAGGATAAGCCTCCATAGTCAGTCTATCCATACTAGCGTCTACCTATTCCGCCACCCTGTACTATTACTTTCTTATTTCATTCACTCAGATTTGGCTCTCAGTGGGTCTAATATAGTGTGGGGGCTGGTTAGGGTATACCATTTAAACGAGTTCCCGACTCAATACCCCCACCTATTACCAGCTAGTCAACGTCCCAAACCCATTCGAGCTAAGGTAGCTGGTTCTAATATGCCTTGATCAGCTTGTCGTCCAACAGTTCAGCTATAATCTCTAACGGTACAGACTGGGCGCCACAACCCAGGCGGACATTTGATAGCTGATTATGGTTCTTGAGGGACTGTATTATCGCTTCCATCTTTGCCCGGTACTTCTTATCTATAAGGTACTTCATGAAAGCCGGCTGTCCTAATGGGAGTTCTTTAGGTTGCACATCTTCTGTTTTAGGTTGCACAGCCCTTGCTTGCCTCATCCTATCAGCGTTCTTGGCTTTACTCTGTGGCATCTTCAACCTCCACTAACTGCTCAAGGGATTTCCACTCTTCCGATGTACAGTGAAACGTACAAGTCCTAACCCCACAATGGTCAATCATCAATACCGTATGTTCTCCTACCCACTCTATAAACCCCTTTATGTCTGCTTGGTACTGGGCTTCGGCAGGTGCTCTTAATCTAGCATGTTGCCTTTGTAGGATTTCTACCTTTGATAATTGTCTACCATCAATCTCCCACACTGGGGCATATTTGTCATGGGCTTCCTGTATCTCTTCATCATTAAGTATTCTCATGTTACTCCTTTTACAACTCCAACTCTCTGACCGCTTCCATAGCGTCATAGATTACTATATGTTCTACCGGCTCGGGCTTATTGAGCATCAGTTCAGTGATAGCCCACACCATAGCATCAATCCTGTTAGGTGACTCCCTCGATTCACCAGGCACCCACCCGACCATCTCGTCTTCTAGTGAGGGAAACTCTCCAACGTGGTGTATCTTGCCATGCTCATAATTAGCCACGACCGGCTCAGCTCTTATAGCCTTACCTCTTGAGGCATGGACATTCTTGTATCTGATAACCTGCCCTTGATTCTTGGCTGCTTGCAGGATGGTGGACTCAACCATGTCACCGCCATAGTTTGCTTCACCTACTACCTTGTCAGCCTGATTTCGATTGAAGGCGGTCAGCACCGCATCAGCCCACTCGCCGGGGGAACCTAGTAGGCTTTTATCATCTATTATATAACCATGACCCTTATTGTCTATCCCTGCAACCGAGATCCCGCATTCATTGCCCCGGCTTCCTGTTGGGTCAACTCCAACTACAATTCTAACCAATTCGGGAAAGTTGGTGACTCTGGTGCTATTGATTAATTCTCTAGTCCATAGTGCCCCAGGTGCTTCGTCTATATCTTCGGCCTCAATCTCCTGCCGGTATGCCAACTTGGTCATATCCTGCGTTATCTCAGCCAGCGCCACTTCACTAATATGAGGGTTATCATGTGACTTAAAATGAAAGGCTGCCCATCTTCCTGTAGTGTCTTGTAGTGCTTTGGCGAACATCTTGGAAGCATGGCGAATGTCCCTGGCCTTACTGACTGACCTCGAATGCAATGACGGAGGCGTGTAGATAAACATCGCATCCCCATTATTATCCAGAAGCATCGGGGCACCAACCACTTCCCAAGTATCCTCATTCATTAACTGGTATTCATCGAGCACCAGGAAGTCACTATAGTCACCCCTGAGCATATCGGCGTTCCACGCGGTTTTGCCTTTTATTCGATTCTTGGTGCCCTCCAGTTCAATGGTATGCTCAGTCTCATTCTTCTTATATATACCGGCCTCTATCGGTTCGGCTAATGCTCTCTTGACCTCATACCACCATGTTTCAAGCTGGTCGCTAGTGGGGGTAGCATATAGAGGGCGTAATCCTTTCAGTAATTTATCGACGCATATTGTCGCAGCTATGACAGTCTTCCCACCCCGCCTACCTGCCCTGATTACCTTCCGTTTGGCTTCATTCTGCCTGATTGATTGCTGTTTACTGTGAGGCAGCCGTAGCCTGACAGTATATTTACGAGTTGCCGTTATCATAAGTAACCCTTATATCAACCGGGCCACCACCCTCTCCTGTATGCTCAACACGCTCTCGATACTTGCCAGGTGCAGCACCCTTCAGCATAAAGATTAAAAGGGTGTCGGAGAACTTACGGATTACCCCTAACTGTTCGCCCTTATAAAATACAGGTTCATCCCAACCATCATAAGCCCTACGTATTGCCTCTTGCTCTAGTTTCTCTACTACCCCTTCCTTGACACCTTCAAAGACAATTCTAAAAGCTTCAGATGTCTTTATCCAATCATACACAGTCTGGCGTGATACACCAGTAGCT